TGTACGACATAATCGCTGTTGGTCGAAGTGTTGGTCTTGTCAAAGGAAGCTCAACACGATATATTAATACTAAACATATTTAATTTCTATGTCAAGCCAAAAAGAAAAGAAAACAACACTAGAAAGACAAAAAGAGTTTCTTATAGCTTACGCTAAGAAGGGAACTATAAACGGAGCTTGCAATGAATCAGACATTCACAGAAACACGGTAAGACATTGGAGAGAAACAAACATTGTTTTTAAAGAAGAATTTGAAACAGCAAGAACACAATTCGTAGAACAATTAGAAGGAGTTGCTCACAGCTTAGTTTTTGAAATGGCAAAAAATAAAGATTACAAAGCTAACCCTACTTTGCTTCTAGCATTACTAAACGCTAACGCCCCTGATAAATACAGAAGATTTGATACAGGTGCAGGAGACCCTGCTAAAGAAGTTATGCAAGAGTTTAGACAGCAACTTAAAGAAGCAAGCAAAGAAAAAAAACAAAAATCTCAATCTCATTCTTTGGAAAGCGAAGTAGAAAATTTGTTAAAGGACAAGGGCATTGCTACAGACACAGAATAACAGCGTAACAAAAATAAGAGAATTTATTTGGAACAAAGTAGGGTTCAAACCTACAGAGTTACAGAAACCTATTTTATATTCTGACAAACGATATATCCTTGTAGCAGGTGGAGAGCAGGCAGGCAAAAGCATGATAGCAAGTAAATACTTACTGTCAAGAATATTTGACACTGAAGGAGCAGGACTATATTGGTTAGTAGCTGCTGATTACAACAGAACAAGAGCTGAATACGAATACTTAGTACAGGACTTTGCAACTCTTGGAGTTTTAAAGAAAGCTTCAAAAAGAGTAGACCCTGCAAGAATAGAACTTGCAGACGGAACTATTATAGAAACTAAATCTGCTAAAGACCCTCGTACTTTAGCTATGACAGCTCCAAACGGAATTATAGGGTGCGAGGCAAGTCAGTTAGATTTAGATACATTTTTTAGACTTAGAGGAAGAACAGCCCCTAAAAAAGGGTGGTTATTTTTATCAGGTACATTTGAAGGGTCACTTGGTTGGTATCCACAGACTTATCTTGCATGGCAACACGGGTCTAGTGACGAACAATCTTATTCTCTCCCTTCTTATTCTAACACCCATTTGTACAAAGGCGGCAAAGATGACCCTGAAATATTAAAGCTTAAAAACGCTTCTTCAGATGATTTCTTTATGGAAAGAATAGAAGGCATACCTTCCCCACCTATAGGACAAGTATTTCCTGAATTTAGAACAGACATTCATCTTAGAGACCTTGAATATGTTGAAGGACACCCTGTTCATATATGGATAGACCATGGCTATGCTTCAGCTTACGCTTGTATGATAGTACAAATATTTGACGACCACGTTCTTGTGATTGACGAAATATATGAACAAGGACTTATTACAGAAGAAATAATAGAAATTGCTAAACACAGACCATGGTGGAAAGATGTGCAATATGGAGTAACAGACATAGCAGGGTATCAACATCAGGCTATGCCTGCCGTAGCTGAAATGTGGTTAGACCAAGCAGGGCTTTACATGTCAGGAGAAAAAATTAGAATTAATGACGGAACTGAAAGATTAAAGTCAGCGTTAAAAATAGACCCTGTTACTAAAGAGCCACGGTTAATTGTTGACCCTAAATGCAAAGGGTTGCTTTCTGAGTTCGGCAGTGCACCAAATCCTTTTGACGGACAAACCAAAGTTTACAAATGGAAAACAGATAGAGACGGAAACATAGTTGGCAATCAACCCGAAGACAAGTATAATCATGGAATAAAAGCGTTAATTTATGGCTTGATAAATCAATTTGGTTATGGTCATATTGAAAATAGAAACACTATTAGAGTTAAAAGGTGGTAAGCAATGGCTCGTAAAAAGAGACTTACAGCTAACAGAATAATAGACATGGTGGAATCGCACCATGAGTCAACAGAACCTTTAAGAAGGCGAATGGAAGAAGACTTTCAACTTTACACTCTTGACCCTTATGACGCAGGAGACGGGTTTCAATCTTACACATCTAACGAACCAAGCACATTTGCTGACAAAGTTATAGATTATTTGGTAGGAAGTGAAATGGTAATTAGAGTACCAAACACTTCTGCTGACCAAGAACAACGTCAGGCAAACAATATGAAAGAAAAATTTATGCTTGGTATAATGAAGTCTGCAAACGAAAGACAAAAAATGGCATTACGCCCTTCAGTTAAAGATGTTCTTTCTTGGCAAATAGCTTTAAGAGGTTGGTTTGCAGGAAGAAGTTTGTTAAGAAAAGATAGTAACGGAAAAACTATTGTAGATATTACGCCATGGGACGCACTTCATACTTATTGGGGAACATCAGATAACGGACTAGAATGGGCATGTTACAGAATTAGAAAATCAAAAACAGATATAGAGCAATCTTATAACGTTAGATTAGACGGAAGCATGCACCCAAATGAAGATTGGATAAACATGTACGATTATTATGACCGCGAAGTAAACATGGTTGTTCTTGAAAATGGAAGAATTATTAAAAAAGCTACGCCTCACGGCTCTCCAAGAGTTCCTGTATTTATATCTCCTGTAGGTTCTACTCCTATGGTACAAGCGTTAAACGAACAAGGAGTAACCATAACCGACACTATTGCTAACATGGGCGAAAGCGTGTTTAAACACAACCGTGAATCTTACGATAATCACAATTACATGATGAGCGTTATGCTAGAACTTACAGCTCGTGCTAGAAAACAAGGAATGAAAATTATATCAAGAGACGGTACTAAAACCTTAGACGAAGACCCTTACAAAGAAGGTACTGAAATATCTTTAGCACAAGGCGAAGACGTACAACCTTTAGGTATGCTAGAAGCAGCTAGAGAAACAGGTGCGTATATGTCAATGATTTCAGGAGAAATGCAAAGAGGAGGATTTCCTCATAGTATTTATGGAGACTTGCCATTTCAATTATCAGGATTTGCAATTAATACATTAAGGCAAGGAATAACAGGAGTAATTCAACCTAGGCTTAGTGCGTTAGAAGAAGCGTTTAAACAGGCTCTTATGTTGATATGCGACCAATATGTAACAGGTGCGTTTGGGGCTATGGAGTTATCAGGACAAGATATGAACAGGCAATACTTTAAAGAAGAGATATCTCCTGACATAGTAGCAATAGCAGGAGACATGGAACTTAGTTTAGTAGGACAACTTCCACAAGACGATATGTCGAAGATGAGCATGGCTCAGATAGCAAGAGACGGTCAAACTCCGTTATTGCCTGACATATATATTAGAGATAGAATTTTAGGACTACAAGACACTGACGAAATAGACGCTTCTATTAAAGAACAACAAGGAGAAAGAGTTTTGCCTGAAGCAACTTTACTTGGAATGGTACAAGCTGCTGAAAGAAGAGGCAGAGACGACTTGGCTCAAATTTATTTAGGAGAATTAATGTTTGTGTTACAATCAAAATTAATACAAAGGCAACAGGCAATGCAGGCAATGCAACCACAACAACCACAACAACCACAACAACCGCCGCAACCAAACGGAACTAGAGGCATAGACCCAAGAGTTATGCCTAACGCAATGACAGGAGCACCGCCACCAACACCAACACCACCTCAAGGAATGGTAGCTCCGAACACACCAAGACCAAACGCTAGAAATAACAGATAAGGAGAATTATTATGGCACAAATGACTTATACAATAACAAAAGCAGACGGCACAAAAGAAACAAAAAGCATAGAATACACGGCAAAAACTATGGAAGAAATCTTTGCAGAAGCCGCAAAACTTGCAGACGGAGAAACTTCAGGCAAAAAATTTGAAGACCGACTGTTTACAGTTGCTCGAGACGAAGGAGCTAAAAAAGCTCAATATGATTACATTGTGGCAAACCAAGCCTCACTCGGAGCTGACTCAGCTATAACTGAAGCAGAAATGAACTCCATATTAAATCAACAAAGACAAAGCAATGCTGCCGCATTGAACGCTTCAAAAATTTCAATCGCTGCAGACGACAAACTAGCGTTTGACAAAATAAACAATCAAGCTTCGGCAATGGGAGGATTACCTGCGTGGCAATGGGAACAATTTTATAGAGACCAAGCAGAAAGACAAACAGAAACACAAAACATAGACAATGCTTTAACTACAGGAAATATGGCTGCTCTTGGCGGAGGAAGTGCTTTAGGAGGCAGTAATAATACTTCGACACTTGCAAACATGGGAATGGGTAATACGGGGAACAACAACGAAATGTCTTTGTTAGACCGAGCTGACGCAGGAAGCGGAAACCCTCCTTATCAGCCAATACAGAATGACGGAACAGGCGGAATAAACCTTGACCCTACAAGTAGAGCGTTACAAGAACTAGCTCCTTATGATGTATTTAGACAATATGTAGCAACTTCTCCGTATTCAACAGGAGCGTTGCAAAGAGCAGCTTTGTCACAGTACAACCCGCTATATACTCAGTTTGTACTAGGAGGCGGAATGGCTAATCAACCTGTTGTAGGCGAAAACCCGTTTTTAACTTTCTTGGGAGAAGACAGGCAAGTAAATCCTTACTCATACGCACAATTAATAAGAAGAGCAGGAGACATAGCAGGAATGACAGGAGACCAATTCCAAGAATCGCCATATATGCAAGACGCAAGGTCTTTAGCATTAAGAGATTTGTTTACAGGAAGCCAAGCAGGGCAATATGAACTAGCGGCTGCTAATTTACCATTTCAACAAATGGTCGGCTCTCCGTTAGCAAGAGGAGCAATAAGCAATACTATTCAAAATATGTATGACAGATTTAGAGCTAACTATCCATTAACAACTGAACAAGGACAACCTGCAAGTTTCTTAAACTATATTAGGTCTAGAAATTTGGGAGGACTTTTTGGAACAACAGCAGACCAATCGCTAGGTTCGCAATTTGGAGTTGGGGGCGGAGGAGCTCCTGCTTTGAACTTGAGAGGAATGGGAAGTGGAAACGTATAAGGAGTAATTATGGCAGAACCATTTATGTCTACTAACACATTTGATATAACAAATCCATTTGCAAACATT